CAGAATAGAGAAGTACCTTTGCTCCGTGTGATGGAAGCAAGATACCTTAGTATTTTGATCCTTTGAGAGTCTTAATATTCCAGTATTAAGGCTCTCTTTTTATTCCATCATTTAATAACACGCTTTTGGGATTAACATAAAAAAGAAAGAGTATAATACAGTGAATTATCGCCGTTTCTTTCCCTTCGTTTTTCCTAACACAAATATACAACATATTTACATAATTACAAAACAAAATGGCAAATATTTTCTCAATAAATAATAATATTCCATATGTTAATAAACATATATCACACCACATAAAGCCATCTTAAGTAACTATAATACAACATATTAGAATATTATGTATATAATATTCGGCAAGCATCACACCCACCCCCCCTGATACGATTGTAAATAATAATCGCAGTCATATCAGCTCGATTTTTTTATTTATTTTTTTTTATTTTTCTTCCCATTTTGTCTTTAATTATTTCCATTGGAAAATATAAATCTACAATAAATTAATTAGGTTAGTTATGTAGTTTCATTCTTCATTCTCTGTATAATTATTTGTTTATATTACATTATATATTCTATTTATTGATAATAAGTTATGCTTTATTTTGTATATTATGTATATATTCTATATTTTTGTGTAGTATATAAGTAGTTATAGTGAATTTATATATTTATTCCCTATCCTACGTATTATTCACTTATTTTTTTATAACTAATTATTTATCAGCGCGTTTATATGAACAGTTACTATGACCGTATTCTTCATTTAATCGTCACTAAACTATACACGTTATCTGACGATAGCCTATTTGCCGGTTGTTCTGCCGGTTCAGACTACGCAGAGGCTTCTATGCGTGTAAAGAGTTTAGTTTTTAATGTAATGCCTTCAAGTGATTTTCGTTACGTTCACGGCTGCTATTATCTTTTTACAGGCGAGATATATGAAGCTGTGAACCCTGAGATAATATGTAAGGCAGTGGAGGAATGGCTTATTAAGGTTCATGTTTCTCCTAAAGTATTACATTTTTCCAGCAAGAAATTCCAGTCTGAGGCTCTTTTGTCGATAAGGATAAACAATCCTTTTTGCCCGATGTTTCATATCAAAGCTTACCAAAATGGTGTTGTTGATTTTACGGATGGAAAACTTCGTCCTTTCAGTCCTGAATTTCATGTTCTTTATAAACACCCGTACAAATACGATCCTTCGGCAAAATGTCCCATGTGGCAGAGCTTTCTTCGTACTGTCCTCCCTGAAAAAGACAGTCGTTTAATATTGCAAATGTATTTAGGCCTTTGTACTTATGACAGGGGAAAGATGATTGACAAGGTTGAGAATTGTCTTATGCTGTTTGGGACTGGGAGCAATGGTAAGTCTGTCATATATGAGACTATAACCGGCATATTTGGTAGAGAGAATGTATCTTCTATGGGGCTTCTGTCACTTATCCGGGGAGGGGATGAAAGGCTTAGGAATGTGGCTCGCATAGATGGGAAACTCGTAAATATGTGCCCTGAAATACAGGCCAAGGACATATCAGGATATGAGGATGCTTTTAAGACATTATGTTCCGGAGAGATGGTATACGGAAGAAATATCGGTGGTAATGTTTACGAAGTCCGTAATGTCCCATGGATGATATTTAATATGAATAACCTTCCAAAAGCTTCAGATTCTTCGTATGGGTATTTCAGAAGATTTCTGTATGTAATATTTGAGAATGTAATACCGGAAGAGATGCAGAACAAGCATCTTGCAGATGACCTAAGGCAAGAATACCCGGGAATATTAAATTGGATTATAAGAGGGGGTAAATATTTAAAACAGAGACATTTTGTTTTTCCCAAGAGCGAGAACAGTGAAAAGCAGAAACTGCTTGTTATGGGAGAAAGCAATATAACTTTCTCATGGGCTTTCGCACGCGGTGTAAGACCTTCGGCAAATGCCAAGGGAGAACTTTCCACATGGATAAGGGCATCTGACATGTACGATGACATGGTACGTTATGCAGATGCTAACGGATTTGAAAGCGTGAGTACTCAAGATTTCGGAAGGCAACTTACTAAGTTGGGATTTGGCAAGTTAAACAGAAGAAGAGACTCAAAAGGTATGTTGTACAGAGTATATGGATGTAGCGATACGGAATTAAAGTCCCCTGTTCCTGTTGTTGCCGATATGGAGATGGACTTTAATGAATACAACGGAAACGTGGAATATGATGCAGAAGACTTATAAAACAATAAAAATATGATAACAATACATAATATAGGATTACTTAGCCGATATTCCCCTCCTTGTAGTATAAAATATGGTTACAATATAGGTTCATTAGCTGTAAAATATGGTGTTATGGACATAATAAATCTTCCGGAAAAAGAACAATTGAATATTTTTTTAGAAATTAACTCGAATAATGGAAGTATTATAGTTATGCCTCATGGCGATAGTTTTTTAAGAAGAACATTTATTGAAAAACTGCTTAATGACAACGGATTTATAAAAAACAAATATTTAAGCATCACTTTATGTACAAACATACAAGAAAAGGAAATCAAATATAGAGTTATTAATCACATAAAAAAATTATAGACATGAAAAACGGAGAAAAATTACAAGTCCGCAACTGGATTGTAGAAAAAATTGAGATGGATGGCACGGATTATATGGAGGTACGCACTATAGGTGGTGAATTTCGGGTAATGTATCGGATGGACCATATTATATACAGTATGTTGGATTCTTTAGAAGAAGAGAACAAAGACTCATTGGCTGTGATATTCGGAAATATAATGGCAGTAGCTACAGTCATAGATGCGGATTTTCATCATGATGTAATTGTTGCCACTCAGTCATTAATAGATCGTATAAATCATAGTTCCATATCAAATGAAATTGAGACTGAGGAAGAAAGTCAGAATATAATTTCAGAGATGAAAGCAGAATATGAAGCAACGAATGGATTAGATGATAGAACCAGCGAATGATATTGTAGGGCGTAAATACGCCCTCATACTACCTGACATACAATCCCCTACTTTTATCTGTTCTAGCCCCATGAATCATGTCCCGAGTTTCCTCCACTGCCTCTTTTATTTTGTCGTTACTGTCTGCTGTCCTTTTTGTATTGTCGGCAATACTCTTCAAATAAGTCAACTGCGATTCCGCTAGTATATTGCTTCTTTCCATCAACCCGGAGTGCTCATCAAGATAGACAGTTATATTATTGAGTACCGTATTGTAGTCGATTGTTCCTCCGTTCTGGTAATAGTTGGAAACAGCATTCTCTATCTTTCCCCTTTGTTCCTGCGGATAGTTGGCGAAACGCTGTTCCAGCAACAGACGGATTGCGGACAAATCGCTTCTCATGGCATTGGCGTAAGATGCAAGGAGGTCGGCTTGGTCCTCGGTTATACCCTTAATACCCGCACTTAACCCACTTCCACCGCTAGAATTTGTACCCCATTGTTTATTTATGGTCTCCGCCTCCTTTACCATTTGATCTATAAGATTGTTCTTTATACTGTCAAGCTCTTTACTTTCATAATCAGACAAAACACCATCGCTCATGTAATTCGCCCATTTCTCATACCATTTACGCATTTCCGGCATATAGTTTTCTACATACATGGCTTTAATGAGTGCTTTGCGCATATATTCTGACATATCATCCGCAATATCTTCTGCTCCCTTCTCCACATCATACAGAGATTCAAGAATATCATCAGAGAAAGAGTCCCATGCGACACCTGTGGCATTTTCCATTTTTTGTTCAGTAACTTCTGCAATATCCTCAATGCTGTCCGCTATTTGTTCGGCATATTTTCTTGTATCCTCATCTAGTTGTGCCCAAAATGAAGGTGCCTGTTCCTGTAATTCAGATAACTGTTCTGCTGTAAGCTCAAACAAGCCGGACATACGTCCTCCCATAAGATTGCGGAACTGGTCTACAGACATGCCTAAAGCTTTTGCTGCTTGTACCCATCCCTCCCAACTCATATCTTTTACCTCATTATATCCAGCGGTATGGGATTTCCAAGAGCCACCGGAACTTAAGTACATTTGCCCTAATTCCCGTGCAGCCTCAGTTTGAGCCTCTATCATATCCACAGCCTGTTTGTACGCTGCACGCGCATTCTCTCCGCTTAACGCCTCCGCAAGCTCCAACTGCTTTTCTATGACTTTATCCATTGTCTGAATATAAGCATCATAAATCTTTTCTGCCTCTTCATATTTTTCCGTGGAGTTGTCACCGCCAAAAAAATTCATTATCTTGGTGGCTATCTGTAAAGCTGCGGACGCAATAGCAAGAATTACAGATGCTTTTTCCACTGTGGCAATTGCTTGAGCAGTAGCATCCGACACTCCCTTTATATTATCCGCTGATATCGTGCCCAATGAGATAATCGAATTTATCATTGAAAGAGTGGTAGCAGTGATACTTCCGGCGGCTGAAATCACATCCCCGACAGCACCGCCCACTGCATCTCCTATCTCATCAAACTCCTTTTCTACCTTGGAAAGGACTTTATAAAGTTCCTGCCAGTCCTTCACACTGCGTTTGTCCGGTGATGTATCTTCCTTGTCACCGGGTTTGGGTAGCTTCTCCCTCAACACATTTACTTTCGCCCGCTGTACAGCCAGATTGGGGTTATTAGGGTTTAAGAACTCCATCCGCTCAAGTTCCTGTGAAAGTTCTATAAATTTCTGTCTCAACGAATTAAGGCTTAAATCAGTAAGTGTATTTATCCAAGACTGAAAAGACGTTTCACGCTCGGCAAACTCCATGTCTATTGCTGCAAGAGCTTTATTGCGTTGATATTCTAGTTCCTGTAAATCCTCTTTGCCGGCTCCCGCTTTCTCCAACCGTTCCCGGTCTTCCTTAAACTTCCGTTCGGCTTCAAGACGTTTGCTAATATAACCCTGGTACTTGGAAAGAATATCCTTATAGAATTGTGCAGTCTCATTTATCTGCCTTTCCTTGGTGTAATTCCCTATCATGCCGAATATGGAAGTATCAACAGACACAGAGGAAGGGTCAAAACTCTTTTTTTTATAGTTTTTATCCTTTTCGGCTTTCGCATCCTCCTCAGCTTCAAATACTTTTCTCGCAAGTTCTTTTACCTTATTGATATAATCATTCTTCTGCTTTTCCAAAGCCTGCAATTCTTTCTTGTTGTCGAGATTCCGTTGTGCTTGTTCTTTCTCAAATCCGTCTTTCATGGCATTGATACGTGCTTGTGCCGCCTGATTTTCCAAATCAGTTTCCATTTGTATTCGTTCACGGGTTCCTTTCTCACGAAGTTCGATAACTCGGTTCATCTTATCTGAATAACTGTTGATATCTGAGCTGGATGAATCTAATGACTTGTTGTATTCATCCATGAAAGATTTAATAGCTTGCATTCTCTTCAAAGCATCATTTTTATCTCCCGGCTCAAGGCTTTCTTTTGAAATTTCTTCAAGTGATTTATATTCTTTCCGTAATCTACTGAGATAATCTATCGACTTCTCATCAACAGCAGGTTGAAGCCCCACATAAGCAGAAAATTTTTCTTTAGCTATGGTTCTCCATTCCGCTTCTACTTTACTTAATTCTGCAATTTTCGCTTTAAGATTTTGAATAGCATCTCCACTACCAGCAATCCCTTGTATGGCATTAATTTGCTGTTTATATGTTTCTATTTCAAATTTTATTTTTTCACTCTCATCTTTAAACTTTGTACCTTTATACAATTCATCTCGCTGTTTTTGAATTTTCTCCATAATGATACCATAGGAAGTGGTATTCTTAAACATTAAATCAAGTTGTTCATTTGCGTAAGCTATATCATTATTATATAACTTGAATGTTTTTGCTAAATTTTTCACTCCCTTAGCTGCATTTGCTAATCCACCGAAGTTATAATAATCCCCACGTCCACTCACATCCACTTTCTTTGCGTCTTTTAAAGAAAGTGCAAGCCCTAGTTCCGACCCGATAGTCTCTATCTGACCTTTTATTATATCGTAACGCATAAATCGTGGGTCAAGCCCATTTTTTACCGCGTCCTGCAAACGAGTTCTTATAATAGATGCTATTTCTTTAGCTTGTCTGTCAGATATGGGAGAAAGTTCTTCTGTATCTTCATTTTTAATACGTACATTTTGTTTTAATTCTTCTACTATTGTCTTCATTGACTCGGAAATATTAGAAGAATATTTGTCTTCAATACTTGACATCATTTGTTGGCGTGCACTCTCACGGGCTTTATTTCGCAACGCCTCACTTACAGCATCAATCTTTCCACGAAGATATTCGTATGCTCTAGCTTCGTTTTCAATATTCCCGATATAATTGCCATAATTTGACTGTATCTTATTTAAAATATCATTATATTCTTGTGTCCCTTCTACAGCGTCATCTAATTTCTCTATAAGAATTTTATACCCATCTATCTCATTTTGAACTGATAATGCTCCTTTCTCCCCGATATCATCCAGCTCTTTTCTTAACCTTGCAGCCTCTTTACTTGTATTATAAACAGCAGTACCAAGCGCAACCACACCGGCAATAAGAATGCCTGTCCATCCGGCAGCCCCAAGGCTGGAAAATGCCATTTTTAATTTTTGAAGATTAGTTAATAACCTTATTGCACCTTGGTTAACCTTATTCTGAGCCATATTATTGGCATACGTAGCTATAGTATTTGCGCTTACTGCTCCTGTTAAGGCTATTTCACGAGATATAGCTAGTGCTCTTAAAGCATTGGCTGTCATCATGACACCTTTGTATGCACCATAAGCAGCTATAACAGAAAGTAACATATTCAAAAATATTCTCCATTTATCTGTAAAGGCTGTAAGCATATCTAGCCCGCCTCCAAGAATCTCATTATTACTTTCTGCAATAGTGCCCAGCATCATTTCATAGCTGTCTACTAATTTGGCTAATTTACCTGAAAGAGATTCGGTCAGGACCTCCTGCATATTATAGAACTTTCCTCCTTCATTGGTCAGCTCCCAAAGAATATCCTTTACCATGCCGAAAGACACTTCTCGCTTGGATATCTTTTCAAAAACCTCTCCTGCACTTACTACACGTCCTTCCAATTCTGTGAACTTCTTAGCAAGCTCATCAACTAATGGGATACCTGCCTCTGTGAACTGCCTTAATTCCTGACCACGCAAGAACGCTGCACTTCTCACCTGCCCATAAGCCAAAATAATACGCCCCATATCTACTCCCAAACCCGCAGAAATGTCAGCGAGACGTTTAGTCGTTTCATACATTTCTTCGTATGGGATACCAAATGCCGCAATCTGTTTGGTGAATCCCATTAATTCACGGAAATTGAATGGAGATTCAACGGCCAGTCCCTTTATCTGCCCGAATATCTTATCCGCTTTTGCAGCATCTCCAAGCATAGCGTTAAGTGCAATATGCTGTTTCTGAAATTCGCCACCAATTTCTATCAAAGAACGCACAAAACGTTCTGCCTGATAAACAGAATAAATATTAAGGAGTTGATTCTGTAACTGACCGGCTAGGCGTGATTGATTCCCCATTATACTGTTCCCACGTAGCATAGACGCATTGTGTCTTTCTGTTGCACGTTGCCCTGCCGCTTGTGCATTGGCAAGCCTTTGTTGTGCTAAAGCCGCTGCATTCGCCATACGCTGCTGCACCTCAAGCATACGCTGATGCCTTAAGTCTGCTGCCGTAGTTGCAGCTCCTGTACTACCTACCCCAATAGGCTTTACATTAATGTTCAGCGTTTTACTACGAATCTGTGTCTGCAAATCTTTTATAAACTGGTCAATATTAGATGCGGTAAGTTTTATCTTCATGCCTCTCTGCTCCAATTTCTTTTCCAGTTTCTTAAAATCTTCATCCGTCATATCTTTTATGCGCATGGAGAAGAATAAATTGCCCAAGTCTGCCATAATATTACTTTGTGTTTGTGCTGAAATAAAAAAAGAGCCTGTCAAGAATAGGGATTCCCAATCTTAACAAGCTCTTTGGCTTTATAATAACTATGCAAATATAGTTATATTTTTATGTTATTAGTTCTTTTGAAGATTCTTTTTCTTGCCAGTCTATTGGTCTTTTCTTTTCTGGGCTACCTGCAATTTTCCACAGGTCAGTAAGGGATAACAAATCACCGTCCTTACCAATCGTATCTAATACGTTGGCATCATACTTTTTAATTTCGTTCATATATCTATTAAATTTCAGGCTCTTGTTTTTCTTTCATTTCGGAGTTAACAATAAGCATTCCGATTGTTGCCTTGTTGTGGTTTATTCCTTTGTAGTTTTTGCAGAACTCCCTAAAATCTTCATACAGTCCGTTTGCTATTATAAAAGAATACGCTTCATTCTTGCAGTCTTTCTCAATATCAAACCGCTTTTGTAATTCATTTAAAAAGTCACTGAATGTTGGTATTAAATGAGAATTTGAGCATTCAATCTCAACGGTTGCTATTTTCTTTTTCATAGCAGACCTCCTTTCTCCGCTGAAATGAAGCAAACAATAAACGGTAATATAAACAAGATCGGGTTAATGATAGTGAGTACTAACATTATCAACACGAAAATGGCTTTTACGTTAGCCGATAACGTAGATGTAGAAGTTACAGTACTTCGTATTGTGATTTTCTGATTATGATATAATGATATTTCCATTTCTAGTAAATTTAGTGTGTAAAAGGTCCGCCCACCTCATAAACAAGGTGGGGAAAGGCTTGATTAATAAGTAATATTGTTACTACATATTAAGAAGATATTCTCCTAACGCATGAGCTTTTTCTCTTGAAATAAAAGCCACACTATCACGCTTATGTTCTTCAGGATCTGATATACACACTGCTATCATAGCATCTTCGGAAGGTGACACTGTTATATTTACTGTACCATATTCATCTTCCATTGTCGCATATTGAGAAAGAAGTCCCTCTCTTATAGCCATTTCGGTAGGATTTCCATTCTCGTCAATCAATCCATTTTCTAAAGCCAATTTTTGAAGATCCTCCACTGAACATCTCAACTTATCTGCTACTTCATCAAATGTTAAGCTATTATTCATTTTTATTTCCATAATCATGCAGCCATTAAAGATTTAAACTTATTCAAAAAATACACCTGACCTTTGCCTGTGACGTAACAGGTATGTTTTATAAAAATGGGACTTCCACCCGACACTATCGGTTTTTCTTTCACAAAGAACAATCCCATTTCTGCCGCCCTCTGTGTGGGCATATAGTCATTTACGTATTTATTTTTCGACTTGCTATACCTCTGCTTTCTGATAAGGAACTTGTTCTCTACCATCCATTCATAAAGCCTTATTTCTCCAATCTTATATCCGTTTTGGGTGATAAGTTTCGCAAGATCTCCTATGAGAATATTGGTAGACGAACTTGTAACGCATTCCGTAAATACTACGGCTGGCTTTGTTTCCTCTATGATAGACTGTTTCTCCTGTTCCTTCTTCTGCACTTCCAATTCTAAACGTTGCTTTTCCTCTTCAGATGATACTAGGGCTTTCAGGGCTTCGAGATAGGTTTGAGGAGTTTGAGGTTGTACGGAGTAGCTGCCGGTGTTTACTACCGATGGGACGATTTCGTCAAAAATCCAATTTTCAAATTCATCCGCTCTTGGCATTTGGCTTTTAGCTGTCAAACGGTAAATATTACCTTCGCTAATGAATTTCATTTGTTGGATTCTTCCCATTGAATCTATGACGTCGTGATTCACGACGCCATGTGATTTACAATGTCTTACTATCGCATCACGAGGATTAGAGTACCCTAAAGATGTCGCAATATCTGTGGCGCAAAACCAACTTTTACCATTTTCAACATACATACGAACTTTACCAAATAGTGGATGCTCGTACACCATAACTTTGCTCGTTTCGTGAGCTGACGTACTTAATACAGCAACGCTATTGCTGTTTGAGTAATTTTCATTCAAGTGTCGCATAATAATGAAAATTAAAAGTTAATAAATAAAGAAAGCAGAGAGTTTCTCCAAGTTGCGACACTTTCATATTGGCTTGTGGGCGAATATGCACGGAGAAACCTCTGCTTATATTTTAGGCAGCAGCTATCAATAGGACATAAAAAATCCACAAACCAAGTATTTATATAAAAGTGTCGCACTGCAAATGTACAACAATTATATAAATCACCAAACAAATAAGTTATATTTTTCATTGATAATATGTATTAGTTTATAGATAGGCTTCAAACACTTTCACATTATAGATATTGACTTGCCCGTAGTTGGCATCAAACACCTTCTTAATATCATATCCCAACTCATAGGACAAAGCCTTAAGTTTTCTCCAGTTAATCTTGCGCCAATCCATATTGTGTTCCTGCGCCCAACGCTTGATTGAATACCACTCCATTGATTCATCAAGCTGTATTGTCTTCTCGATAACCATCTGCTTGTTTTGCTCGTTTTCTAAACGAAGATTCTCTTTTTCCTCCCTCTCCTTCTTTAACTGAGTAGCAAGAGAGATAATCAAATCTGGATTGTTTACCATATCCTCCAATGTTTGAGGTGTCGCAGTCATTCCGACGGTCAATAGTTCCTTGATGCGGTCGTTACACCAAATGGAAAATGCCGGACTTAGCCAACGAGCAAACTCCAATGCCACATCTTCGTGCATCCAAGTGCCACCATTATCTCCATACACAACTCTCACTAAATCAGACGAGAGGATTTTCTTCACCTCGCTTAAAGCCTCAATAAACCGCTTGGTCTGTTCTGTTTTCAAGAAGTCTTTAGGTGACTTCCCGAACGGCTTTGCCATTTCAGTAGCGTTGACCATTACCTCATCTCCTTTGTTAAAAGAGATGTTACTTCCATTGTAGCTGAATACCTTGATTTGACTGTTCATATAGATAATACTTTAAAAAGAGATGGGCACCTATCAGTGAAGCCTAATTTGGCAGTCTGCTTCAAAGATAAATGCCCAATAATATTTTAACTACAAGCTACCCGACTGCCAAGAAGAATGAACCTGTTTGAATTTTCTGAAACAAAGATAAGTCTATTTCCTCTTCCTCGCAAATGTTAAAACATTGACAATCAGACACATATAAACAAAAGCAAGAAAGTAAGAGCAGTGAATGTTAATTGCTATACAATAAATTACATGTAAAATAAAAGCAAGCAAGAAAGAATTGAGAAGTGACAAAAACATGTTGCATAACATATTATTAGCATAGGTTACTTGTGCCAACCTTGCGAAAGCGGAGAAAACAATTTATATATTCTATATTTTACAATTATATTTAGTCTAATTACCATACAACATAGGATTTTTCATAAAAATAATTACACAACAAGCCAATAATTACATACTTTTGCAAACAAATTTAAATTTATGTAATTATGAGGAAAATTTTATTCTTATTGGTAATGCTGCCAATGTTTGTTTTTACGGCATGTTCATCGGAGGATGATATAGAAGGTCCAATTATTGAGTCTTCTCTCATTGGTTCATGGTCTACTGGTGTTGAAGATATTCATAAATACATTAAATTTAAATCAGATGGTACAGGTTTTTACGCCATATATAATGGAGCAGATATGGGGCAAAATTATCTATTTTCTTATGGAATTGATGGGAAAATTATAAGTATCAAAATAACTTATTCAGATACTAAGGGATTAATAGGGAAAAATAAACAATGGGATTGTGAATTTTCCGGTAATAAGCTAAATATAAAAAATGAAACAGAAAAAGGAATATATAAAAAGATAAATTAGATATATTTACTCAAACTTTTAAAATACTCACAAGTTATGAAGAAAGTATTATTTATACTACCTATACTGACTACTTTATTCGCTTTTGGCGGATGCTCTGATGACGATAGAGAACCCGAAAAAAACAATGGAAATAAAGTATTGACTGAAATCTTAGTAAATGAACACGAAAAGAAATTTGGAGAGATAAGCGAATATGGAGAACTTTATGAACAATATATTTATAATCAAGATGGCACATTGCAAGAAAAAACCACAAACTATTATTTAGCCATTTTGGGAGATAGAGTTGAACGTAATTATAAATATAAGTATGATGATAAAAAGCGTGTGATTGAAACGAATGAGTATGAGCTGACTTTATTTAAGGAAAAACGCAAATATGAATATAACAGCATTGATTCCGTGTCACGTATGTTGGTATATGATGACGATGGAGACTTGAATGAAGAATGGACATATGAATATGACAGTCAAAAACGACTGATAAAAACAACAGAAAAAGATGTTTGGCTTGATAGTAATTTTGGTTATATAAGCGAATATAGTTACGAAGGAAATAACATCTATATAAAAAGAACAAATATTAATGACGGCTCATTGTTCGGCAATTTTATTTTTGAATATGATTCACACGATAATTTACTTCAGGAGACTTATATAAATGGTGATACAGGGAAAGAATCAATAGAACAAAAGTATGAGTACAAATATGACTCATTAGGTCGTATTCAAAGAAAATCTAAAAAGGAATTATACTCAGATTCTTGGACACATTACGACTATTTTTATAATGACGATGGCACAATCAATAAAATATCTATTTCGTATAGCTATAAGGATGATGAATCTGAGTTAAGATATAATTATATCTATAAATAATATTATTTCAGCCCCGTTCCTCAAGTTCGGGGTTTTTTTATAGAGAAAAGACACACTATACTATTATATGTTTTATAACAAACCTCACAATATGGCAAAGACAAACTAAAAAAACTTCCCTTTCCTTGTATAATTACCAAAAGGTTATTATATTTGCACTGTCATAAGACAGAGTGCACAATGTATGATGACGAAGAAGAGCTAAAGGCTCGGATTGAAGCTGCGGAAAAAGACCTTAGCTTCTTTTCTCTCTACTGGGATGACATTCGGGAGACCGACTGGATTTCAGACGAGGAGCTTGAAGGAAGCGTCAATGACGCGTTAGATGACTTAATTGACGCCAAAAACAAGCTGAAAGAAAGTGGTAGCTCCCCATAGGTGGAGCTACCTTTTCCAAGATAACTAAAAACAAAATTACCATGGACGTAAGATTAGAACTTAAGAAATGGAAAGCTGATTTTGTCTTATTGGAAACCAAAGAACAAAAGGCAGAATATGACAAGCGATTTAAAGCCTTCCTCGCATCATTGTCTCCAGCGGAAAGAAAAGAGTTCGCACAGGCGTATAAGGAAGGCGCGAAAGAGGCTATAGATGAAGCTAAAAAAATCTCAAAGATTGTTGACCGTAAACAAAAACTAGACCATATACTTGGATTTGCTTCTATGTCATATATTGCAGAGCATTATTTCGGGAAGTCTCGCCAATGGTTGTATCAACGTATAAATGGCAATATTGTAAACGGTAAGCCTGCCGATTTTACCCCGGATGAATTGAAAACGTTTTCAATCGCCTTATCTGAGCTTGGGGAGCAGCTTAAGCGTGTTTCCATCGCAATATTATAGAATGGAGGATTTTAAGTCAGACAAGAAATGACTTGCAATATAATTAAAGCGGAGAAAAACTCCGCTTTTTATCCTACCTCTGAATCATCATTAATCTCTTCCTGTTTGGGCTTCCTCTTTTTAGCTTTTAAATATAGCTCACATATTTTGCAAGAAATAGGTAAATAGAAGTGCACTGTGTTGTCTTCTTCAATAACTTCCTCTTTCTTCATCTGCTGTAAATCTGCAATCTTCATAAGTACATCCGCTTTTTCTTTACCTCTTAAATCTCCAACAGTTTCAACTAAAGCATCTATCACCTCGTCTTTGGAACGAAAACTCGATGTTTTAGCTTTCTCTTCCTCGTCTGTCCCGATACTTGCAGGAACGGATTTTTTATAGCCACGGGCAATGGCACGCTCCTTCTTTTGCATATATTCTAAAAAACGCTTGTCCTCTGTAATCTGCATGATTTGGGTATTGTTGTATTCATCAGAAAAAGCGGCATTATACAAACCTACTGCAATATAAGCGTCATTGGGAGTCCAACCCATAATCATAAGATCGGCAACGGCTCTGTGCTGGGCGGTAATAAAAAGGCGTTTGTTCTCCCCTTTGAATCTTGTGGAATATTTCAACATGGCTTATTCTTTTTTTGTTGTTTGTGATGATGAACTATTACTATTTGATGCGTTTTTAGTCTTTGCCTCTTGCAATTTTATCTGATTCAGTAATTCTCTTTCTCCTTCCTCTTTCTTTTCACGTAATATTCTGTCCCACTCCGCATTGGTAGCATAAAGTGTTTCTATTCTCTCCGATGCAGTCTGACGAGAAATGAAACCATTTACCACGGCAGATGCAAGATCGGCAATCACAGTAGAAGAGTTTACATGAACATAGGGTTCCAGCCACCATTTCATGCTAAGATTAGTGAAATCTATAGTCTTTTTCATCTCCACTCCATAACCATAGGAAAATATTTTCACCATATCATTAAGAAAAGATTGATATTCCAAACAATCATTCATAGCCTTCTCATAAGCAGGAGAATATAAAATCTTCAAAGCTGCCGCAGGCAAATCACCTGATTTCAATTCGGGAGGATCAACAATGAATGACTGTGAGAATATCATCTTATATTGTGTATCAAGTTGTTTCATATAGCTGTCTGATGCGGATTGTGCTTGCAGGTATGAGGCTTTATCTTCAGCTGTCATAGAGAGCGATTTAATTGTACCATTCACATCTTTCAATGCATCCAAGTTATCCCCCTCTCCTTGGAATACAAGAATGGGTTCACCATAAGCCTGATTATTGTGTGCCATTTGGGAAAATGACATTTCATAACCGTCTATTGTATCTTGTGACATAGACCAGCAAGCACCATTATCATCACGTTTATATGCCACAGGAATAAATGGGAATCCGTGTGGCTTTTTAGATATCAATATATATCCGTTAATACCAAATATACCTAACAATCTTTCTTTAAGCGTCTTATTCCCTTCGCTCCCTTGCCTGTATCTATATAAATATGTATCATCCCATACTTCCAACCATTCAGTCAATATATCTCCATTTTCATTATAATCTCTGAAAGCACGTGCAAACAGATTTATTTTCCCTGTAACCGAATCGTAGTGTGGGTATAATGTATCACCATTAAGATAAGACAATGTTTTCCAATAATACTCTCCATCTCTCAGATAACCGACAAAGGCACTGTCTCCGGTAACTTTCACTGATTTGGCTGATTCATAAAAAGCTATCTCCATATCCTTTTTAAGCCATCCTGTACGATAAATGGCAAAATCCTCATTCTCTTTTTCGGTTGTCTTAGTGGAATTAAGCTCAAATTGCACATCATTTCCACACAGATGTACAAGATGTTTAACAGTAATTATCTGTTGAAAGGCAAAAGCATAACGAGGAACTAATTCTTTATATAACCTACGTGTGGTTTTCCCTGTATCATTCCCAGATTCATCCAATACAGGAATATCTTCCTCCCTCCAAATATCTGGATAGATAGTAGGGTCATTGATTGCATGTCCCGTAGGATAAAATTCACGAAGAAAGTCCGCTTGTGTTACGATATCAAAATTAATCACATCAGAAGGCATTTTCGCATTTTCCAAAGAAGAAAATCTACCATGTGATATGTAACCATCCGGGCGTATCCTTCGAAATGGTCGCTTTGATTTAATGTCTCTTGTTCTCATGTTTATCTTGTGTTTATTGTTTTACAAATCTCCTTAAAGGATTGACATATCTCGGCAATCTTCTAGGCTTCGTATGATGTTTCTGTTTAATATCAAATACAAACCTCATCAAAAGAGCCTCGATAAAGTCAGGCGAATGACCGACCAATGCTTTCATTTCCGTTTTCTTTATAAGAGAAAAACCTTTGTCGGCCTCCGTCACATTCTGGCGTATAGCCTTCCTTTCTTTATTTAGCACCAATGTAAGAGGAGTATCCGTGAATGAACGTGTGCTTATTTTCCTCTTTAATAAATCTTCTGAAATAGAAATGTCGCAGTTTATCACAGTCTGTGCGAACATATAAGCCGCCTGTGATTTCATATTAGCATAAATATACTTGTATTCATCCGCTACAGATTCCCTGTTATTAAAAGGCACAGATTTAGGGAAGAAACCTTTAAAAGCCTGTCCCAACCCATTAAGGTCATAAGTAAAGTTCTCTTCACGCACATGCCATTCATTGAGTTTTGTCTTTACAGCGTTAACTGCGCCTTTTGAGTTAAACCGGCATACATACAAGTCTTGAATATGATTGCCTATCCATAACCACATGACCATAGCATCTCCACCATCAAAAGCCACGTCACATGATACCCGGCGTACACCATCTCCGGGACAATAAGCATTCTTATAAAAATTTTCCATGTGCTGTAGCTTTATCATATCATCACCTATTGAGCGGTATTTCCAGTTGCCATCTAAATCCCTTGCACGTTGTTCCTCGCTTTGATTTGCAAGATTGGCTAGATAAGTCGGATCGGAACGAAGAAGCTGGACATTATCTGATAGTTTACCTTCAATAAACGCTACAGACTTGATGAACAATTCTTCAGGAGAACCGTATTGTTCGTATTCCTTTCGATAGTATTTTTCAATAATGTGTTTACATTGCTTATATACCTCTTCACGTGTATCTCCCCAATATATAGATGAAACATCTTCTCCGTCCATAAAGCAATAACGGATAATGCCATCACGCTCGGGAATTGGATAACCATCCTCTCCTATCCACCAATCGATAAAACGAGCGACCCACGAATCAGGGTCAGGATTACAAGTACCAATAAAACGATTTATCAAACCAAAAGCATTACGGTTACATGTTATCATGTATTTGAATTTCGGATAGTCCATGTGTGTTATTTCGTCTACGCCAATATACGAGTATTGATGTCCTTGGAAACGTGTCTTAAAGTCCTCTACGCTGTCGGCATGATAAGAAAACTCCAAAAACCCTCCACGGTCAAAATTCCAAGTCATATCATTCTTAGATTTGTTGTATTTGCCGTATGGTGTATAAATCTGATATGATGTTTCGATTATATCTGAAAGGTCATTCAATTCATGACGCATCACGATAGACCGAAGATTAGGATTTTTTACATCCTTCAACGCTTCCATAAGTAGTGCATAGGAGTTGTGGGTGACAATAAAGTCCCTTGTAAGAAATAAACTATCGGGATTTGTCACCGCAATGCAACAACATTCTTTTATTCCTATTCTCTCGTATCCTACAATTCTTCTCGCATTAATGCTTATGCCACCGTTATAAGGTTTACATCTATCCTTTTTGCGTTGTACTTTGAATAATCTTTCCGCATCAGGTATTCTTATATAAATATTGTAGGCATCATTACATCGAACATACTCACCCTGTGAATTTCTATACCCGGCTCTCCCCTTGCTTATTGTCGCCAATCCGCCTAAGCTGTTTATAATAAACTTCACATTTTCTGCAAGGTTCTTGCTTACTGTCGTATAAGAAAGGTGGCCTCTGCTGTCAATCGTTCCGTCCGTATCCATCATTCCTTGAATAAGTGCCCATCTTTCTTCCAATGTACCATATAAATACATGTTTGGAATATGCTTCTCAACAGAACTTCCGACTATCCCAATCTTCTGTATTTCGTCAATAAGTTCTTTGTCGTTTATTCGCATGTGATAACACCCACCTTTGAATTTACAAGAAGAATATTCTACATTATTCTTAAATTCACTGATAACTTCCTCATCTGGATTGAACAGCATAATGCAGCTGTTCTCGTTTATTATATTCTCCGTTATACACCCATCCCCAATAAGAGCACCAATTATATACGGATTGAATTTGGACTTAAATGGCTTGTTCCTTGTAAATCTTACAGGACTACATAATGGAATGGAAAGATGTTTTGGTCGCTTCTTCCCCTTTTGTTTTTCCATATGATCTATAATCATCTTTGTAGTCCATACTCTCCATTCGTCATTAAGCCCCAATCTATACATGGTACGTTTCTTGGAACAATAATTTGATTGCTTTATATTCCAAAGATGGTCTATGCAGCAGTCTGTGTATGAACCGTCAACAAATTTCAGCCTTACGCATTCCTTATAGCCTTGATAGGAATTGAATATAACCCGTTGCATGCCCCCGTCAAGTCCAGTTATAATATCACCTTCTTTTATTTCTTGTATCTTTCTAAAACCAAATGGAGTACATATCGGTTCATCGAATATCAGTGCTTTTCCTCCACCGCGCTGCCCACCATATATGCATATATCAGCATTAGTGGACAATAGCTTTTCTTGTCCCCCTGCTTGTGCGATAATCTTCAACCTGTTTGGGTTCTTCCTGTCCACTTCACGAAGGGAAAGTATATAATTAGAATCAAGCACATCCTGACCGTACTTTGTTTTTAACTTGCAATCTATTATATCCATATTCAATAGAAAAGAGCTGTGCATCCATACAATCAGTATGGGTAACACAGCTCTTTGGCTTGTATCTACAATTGTTTATGCAAATATACATATATACTCCATTAAAATAAAGAAAATATATCCTATTTTTATTTGCAAATCAGATTATAACATTTATCTTTGCAGAAAAGAAAGCCTATGATAAAGATTCATACAGAAATAAATTTTGATGAGACAGAGATCAAGGGAATTATGGCAATCTGCCCTGTATGTGGTCAAAAGATAGGCGAAATACGTTACCTTAAAGGAATTGTTATGCTTCGGGTAAAATGTAGGAGATGCAAACACTATATTGACATCAATGCAACAGGGAACGGAGAATAAAATAATATCGCGGAATAGAGCAGTTGGTAGCTCATTTGGCTCATAACCAAGAGGTCGGTGGTTCGATTCCACCTTCCGCAACGACATAATAGATTAAGATATAAAGCCGATAGAGCTGTATCGAGGTGGAAACCCCACTTTGATATGGCTCTATTTTTTTCAACATAAACACAAAATAAGACACGAACATTATGGACAAAGAGACCCTTTTATCCAAATTTAAGCCAAGTATCGGAGAACCTGATGCTAACACGCAGATGTACGGAGACACCGGATTATCTGTAAGGACACTTGACACATATCTTGAAGCGATTCTTCCCGGTATTACGGATGATGCAATTGTGACAGATGATTACGTGAACACACATGTGAAAATCCTAAAATCCATGGGTGGACAAATGCGGCATGAACAAAGCGAATTTGTTAAAAATTACAAGCCACAGACTCAACAATCATCGCAACAACAAGATGGAGCGTTGGACGAATTGAAAAAAAGCGTTGAAGAACTCAGAGCTCAATTGAAAGGAGAACAACAGAAACGTTCCATGGATCAAATACGTAGTGCTGTTAAAGGGAAAGCAAAGGAACTGAAAGTACAGAACACTGCCTTATGGAATGACGCTGTTCAAATGACAGAATTGAAAGAAGGCATGGATGATACTGCATTCATGAATGCTGTTAAGAATGTTTATGAGGAAAAACTGAAGTCGTATTTTGGTAACGGAGCGTCTCCTTACGGAGGGGAAGGCAGTGGCGGTAATGGAGGAACAGCAGATAAAGAAGCTGCCAAAGTGAAACGAGAAGCGTTCAAAGCCCGTATGCAAAGCCAAGGGAAATTACCAAAAAACGAGCAGCAAGACTGAGAGAGTATTAACGCAAACACAAATTAAAACAAAACAAGTATGAACTTACAAAAAGGTACTTTTAATACCATAGCACAAGGAAGTGCAGAGTTCGGAGGCCATTTTCCTGTGTGGAGCAGAGTAAGAGAACTGTATCAGGGAGGTGGCATGATAAATCACACCAAATACCCGGCAGGTACAGTTATTGGTGCAGGTACACCGGTACAATTTATGGGAGCAGGTAAAACGGTAGTGGTGCTGGCTGGACCGGCGTATGAACAAAAAACTTATGAAGTAGGTGATATCGTAGAGAATGGAGGTAAAATATATAAGAACGAAACAAAAATTGAATCTCCTGAATCTTTCAATGCTTCCAAATGGACCGATATTACAAACACTGTAAACGGATTGATTTTTGAAGATGTTTGCATTCCCGAAGGTTGCACTTTAGCTACTTGTGCCGTAGTGAGAGCAGGAAGAATTTATGCAGACAGAGTAGTAGGAGCAAGTATTCCTACAGCCATGGAGTCTAATCTCCCAATGATTGAATTTGTAAGAGAAGCCTAAAGAAAGGAGGATATAATGTACACAAGAGACAAACAATTCTACGACATTGTAGCAAAAGGACTTGCTTCAATGGGATACGTAAGCGATAAACAAGGTAGTGCGTTGACTAAATACATCAACGATATGTTTCCCGAAAAATACAATGCAGACAGAACGTTCTCACAGATGGGTTTCCCTTTGAATCCTAATATTCCAATCAATCCTACGTATGAGCAGATTGAGGCAACTATCCGCCCATACACTATGGCAACTTATGTGGATATTGACAGTGACGGTGCAACCAAATCAACTGATGGTCTCAGCTTGAAACTGGGTGGTTTACCTACATTTAAGCATGAAGTTGTAATGAGCCGCAAAATCCTCCGAGAGAAGATGATGCTCGCCAATGCTATTGGAGATACTACGCCGGAAATCGAAGATACCATTATGGAATTATTATTTAACGGTATTGACGATTTGATTGGTGGTAATTATAATACTATTGCCCACCAACGTCATCAAATTGTATCCAATAAAGGGAAGCTAGTAATCAATGCCACCAATAACCCATTAGGCATTACCACAGAAATAGATTTTGGTGTTCCTTCTAAGAATATTCAAAAAAGTCATTGGTATTCTAAAGATAGTTCTCATGGAACAGTCACTCAAAAATTTGATACTAATGCCATTGACCCTATAAAAGTAATGCGTGATGTGAAACGTAACAGCGAACAAAAAGATTTTGCTCCTGCCGGACACTGGGAAGTTAGTAAAACTACATGGGATGATTTGATGATGCTCCCATATTTCCGTAATTTATATGTAACTTATACACGCCCAGATGTTACAGATGATGCTAATAAAAAGGCATTAGGTTCTTTGATTGACGATGAAACCCTTAAAGCATTCATTGAGGCGAGAGTTGGAGCTCCTATTGTAGTAATCGATGCTATATCTGTTGTTGAAAAATACAACAAGACCGCCAACAAGATGGAATATGTTAACTTACAGAGTTTTAACGAAGGAGTTATGGTTTATATTCCAAATGGTGCTATTGGTGATGTCCAATGCGGTAAGCCTATCTATATGGAAACGCCGGGAGCGAGAACAGCTTTGTATGACGGTGGACGCACTTTGATTCGTCAACTGTTTGATGACGAGACAATGACCCAAGTAATCAAATCCGAAGTAACAGGGCTAGTAGTTCCAAATAAGGTACGGTGGATGTATTATCTAGAAATTAAAGGGGAATAATGACTAATGCTTCTCAAAATATTACAGAACTCAACACGACCATAGAGTCTTATCTCCGTGGTTGTGTCGGATTCGATGTAAGCGATAATGCTATTAACTCAATTCTGATAGATCGTGAACTTGTCCCCAATCTTGATATAAGGGATATAGATAAACGAACGAAAGAATTATGCAAAGCCGACTTATATATGTGGTGTGCAAGCACCCCAAGTGTAACCGGCAGCATTGAAGATGCAAACGGTGTATGGAAACACAAAGAAGGAGGTACACAAAGTTCCGCTTTCGATAAGCGCAATCTTCGAGCTATGGCTAACGATATCTACAAAAAATATGGAGAGAATGCTATAAAAGGGACGATACGGATGAAAACCTATGGTATGAAGTTATGGCGAAAGTAAGCAACCCACGATTCCCACATACATGCAGAGTATACAAGATATCCGATGAAACATCATGGGATGATGGCGTAGAAACTGTGTTGTACGAAGGCAAATGCAATAAATATGGAAGTAGTAACCTACGCACATTCAAAACAGACAATGTATTAAAAGGAGATTATGCGGTTGATATACCTGGGCTAGTAAAGGGCGTTTGTACAGGATGTATATTGGATGTGACCGACTATACGGGAACTAACAAAAAGCTGACAGTGACTGATGCCTACCCTACTGAAATGGGAACCACAGTTTATTTCAATATGTCTAAAAACTAAATATATGGGGAAGATAGAAGGGTTTTCTGAAGGAGTAAAACGGTTTGAGAAAATCAAACGTGCAATTTTCCGGCAAACCTTTACTAATGCAGCATTTGAGATGATGAAAGATGCCATCAAATCAAATGATGCTACACTTACAGGAAACACTATTACATCTTTTGTTATAGGGTTGTATGAAGATGGGAAAATATACCGAATTGTAGATGCCTATGATATACCTAATGTACAGCCCCCTACAAGAAAAAAAATAACAAAAAATGAAGGAAAGCATCAATTTGTTGTGCTGTCTCACTATCGTACGCATAAAAAGACCGTTGCAACAACCCATACGTTTGTTGAAGTGAGCGATGAATATGGAGAAGACACATCTAGAAAGTTCTTATTGAACTACAAAAATTCTTCAAAAGGATTCAGTCTTGTGATGGCTACAGGTACTGAATATTCGGAATACCTTGAATCAAAGCGTAGACTAAACGTGCTTCAAGAAACATACGATTATGTGGAAAGTATATTTAAAAGGCATTTAAAAAACATACAATTATAATGGCGCATATAACCAAGCACTATATCAGTGAAATATTGAAAGACATGTGTAAAAGGCTTTCAGATGTGGCAGAAAGGGTATTCCCAGAACACAGACCATCCGCTTTATCCAAACAAACGGATAATATGATAGTGGTATCTCTGCCGATAGCTATTGATGATCAGAATGCATGGCAGAAAACTACAATGCGTATAGAGATATTTGTGAGGAACCGTAGCAGCGGAATATCTCCGACTAGGGAGTTAGAACAAATACTTAATGCCGTTCTTGAGAAATTCCCAATTGTTTCTGAGAGATATTCGGTAACGAATCCGAAGATAGTCCTTAAAGGAGATGATGGATTAGGTTTCACCGTATGGAACATACAAGCAAAGTTGTTGGTAAACACAACCGACAGCTATTCATATTAACAAACACAAAGTAAAACAATAAAAACGACAAAATTATGGCAGGACTAACCGTTACAACCAAACTGACCGATTTGAAAACACTTTTCAATGACGTAAAGGAAATTTATTTCAAGAGTTCTGAAATAAAGGCAGCAGATTTAGGCAAAGCATTTACTGTCGATATAGAATTTCCAGTACTTGAAGAAGGAGTAAATTTTAATACCGGAGATGCAGAAGTTACTAAAATCAAACTTACTACAGGAAGTACATGGGTAAGCAAGGCAACGAAAGGAGATGGCGACATCTCATTCCAAGTGGCAAGCATTGCAGGACCTGTAAACTCTTTGTTGATGAACAAGGTAGGAGGAGATATCACAAGTACAGAAGGTATTCTTGTTGAGGGTGTAACATACTCAGGAGGCGCATACTCTCTTGCTCCCAAAAAAGTTGTAGGCTCTTTATTAATGTTCAGCGAAGACAGACAGACTATTATCGCCTTGCCTAATGTGGAAATGTATTCTAGTCTTGTTGCTGCTGATGGTGACAATCCAGCTTATTTCAATGTTGCCGTCAGCCCTTTAGAGAACAGTGAAGGTGCTGACATTATGATTTTATGGAAAACAATAGGTGGTTAATGAGATTTTTTTAGAAAACAGAGGTGGAATAATGCATATCCACTTCTGTTCATTAACGAATATATAATCATGACAAAACGAAAGATAATATCAGAGCCTACAGAAGCTGATGAGAGAGAACTTAATGCGGTAAAACGCAATAAGAAGGATATTGTCATTCTTGGAAAATCCAAATGGAAGATAGGTTATATAAGAAACGGAGCCAAAAGCAAGGTGACAGACATCATCTTAAACGAGAAGGACGAGCGAAAAGTGAATGCCAAATGTGTGGCAGCTCTTCTGCTTAACGGCTATTTCTCGATATTTTTTCTTTATTGGTTTCTTTGGAGATGGTTTTTCTATGTGAAGCAATACACCGATGCAGAATATCTGCCATTATTGGAAACATGTAAAAAAAAAGAGGATGTGGAGAGCTACTTCATGTCTATCATATATCTGACAGAGATGAGGGATACCGAGATGATGAAGACGAGGGAGGAAGCAAGGCGTATCCTTCGAGGACAGACTGGGGAGCAGCATGGTTCATCGGAGAAAAACATGGATGCCTCACAGAGCCCTTGAAATTGCTATGGGGACTGTGGAATATTCCAATGTGGGGATATTATTGGGGATATACCGCAGCACAAATAGAACTTATGGCAGTTGATTGCCCAATAACAGTATACAACCATAAGGACAAAAGAAACAAAAAAAACAAGTTTAACAAAGCTGATGCCTACGATGTGGAGCGCAAAGCCAAGGAGTGGCGCGATAAATACGGCAAAGGAACTGACAGAATACAGATAGATCTTAGCGAATACTCTATAAAATGATCTTATATAACAAACAATAGTACAATGAGCAAGCCTTATTCCATATTAATGCAAAAAGTAAAGGAAAGTTCCTCTTTGAAAGACAGTCTTACTGATTTCGGAATGGTATGTATGGGTATATCTTTACCAGACATGGAAATCAAGGACCTCCCTTCAAGGAATTGGTCAGATGAAAACGGAGAAGACACTTATATACCTCCTACCCTTCCTTTAAAACCATACAATATAACTATAAGGATAGCTTATAAAGGGGAACCAAATACAGCATGGGACAAAATGGACTTTCTGTTAGATTATTTGACAGGAAAAGATGGTAGTGGGGTGGAAACAAAGCTGTTTGTTCCACATGACGGAATAGGTCGGACTTGCAGACTTTTTAAAATAGGAAAGCCTACACTTACAAAAGGCAATCTTGATGATATTATGGAATTTGAGCTTACTATGAAAGTTGACAACCCTTTATCAAGAGTAACTCCGGTAAAGGGCATTGGTGAAACAATAACGGGACTTACAGAAAAAGTGTTATGAGTTGGACGATATATAATAAAACAGGACAGATAGCAAAATGTAAAATTCATCAGTTGGAATATAATGGTGAATTTATGGGTGAATGTTCTGTTGTTTGTACTATAAAAAGCGAATCCCCTATAGAGTTTGCAATAGGTGATTATCTTATATATCGTGGGGAACGTTTTGAAATAAACTATGACCCTACTATTTTAAAGAAAGCAAGTAAAAATTCTACAGGAGACGCATTCACTTATGACAATGTAAAATTCAACTCTTTAAGTGACGAACTTGCGAGATGTGATTTCCTTGATTATGTTCCCAATGACAACAATATACATTTTACCTCACTGCCAAAATTCAGCTTTTTTGCATCATCTATATCAAATCTCGCTGAACGCATTCAGGTAAACCTTGATCGTATATATACAGGGAATAAAAAATGGACTGTAATCGTTCATCCTGAATATGTCAACAAGAAAAATATCAACATAAGTGTAGATACAATAAATGTATGGGATGCACTTGCATTAACAAACTCTGAATTTGAAGCTAATTTCATAATAAGAGGAAGAGAGATCACTATAGGCACTGCTGGGATAGCAGTAGACAATATTTTTAAATATGGGAAAGGCAAAGGATTGTATGAGATAGAACGCAATGCCGAAGCTGACCAAAAGATTGTTACTCGTCTAAGAGCATATGGAAGCACACGAAATATGCCTGACAGATATTACAATAAATTATCCGGTTCCTCTGTCGGCAATTATCTGCCAAATAATATGGCAGTAGACAACCTTATGTTACCTGGATTCCCCGAAACAACATTAGACCCTTATATCGACAGCGATAACATAGAAGAACTTGGTATAAGAGAAGGTACTATTTTTTTTGATGGAAGCCAGGAAGGTTTGGAAGAAATATTCCCTTCAATAGAGGGAATGACAGCACAGCAACTCGAAGATGCAGGAATAACTGTTTCAATAGACCCAGGAGATAATGGGAATCTTGACGAAGTGTACTCAGCCGAACAGCTAACCGATGATGGTCAAGCAGATAATAAAGGGGAAATAGAAAAAGGGAATTTTACTGTCACATTGAAGGATATAGGTTTTGATATCAACAACTACCTTTTGGGAGAAACTGCTACCTTGTCAATGAAAGACGGAATGTGTGGAGGACGTGATTTTGAAATAACTAAATGTGAGAAACATGGTAATAAATATATCCTTACATGCACTCGTGTATATGATGATGGAATAAAACTGTTCTTCCCATATAAAAATTATAATATAAAATCAGGTGATAAGTTTGTATTATTAGATATATCAATGCCTGATGTCTATATAAAAGCACATTCCCAACGATTACTTTCATCTGCAAAAAAATGGTTAGCAAAAAATGACTATATTCGTTATTCATACATTCCCAAAGTAGACAATATTTACATGGCAAGGCAACACGATGATGCTGTTGCCAATAATCAGACAAGCATTCATGATACCATAAAAGAAGGTGATTTGATGTTGTTTGAGGATGATGATTTGGGAATAAGTGGGAGTATAATCATTGATTCTCTTTCTATAAAAGAAGGTGATGATATGATTCCAAAATATGAAATTAGTCTCAAAGAAGAAAAAATTGTAGGCACATTAGAAAAAATTCAGAACCAGATTGATTCAATAGTAAACGGCGGTCAAGGTAATGGTGGATATAATTCAGAACAAATTAAGAGCCTGATAAAAGCCTTTGGAAGTAATTTCTTCTTGCGAAAAGATAAAGATGACCGTACCCCGCACAAGTTATCCTCTGACAAAGCTTTTGAAATAGGGAAATTTGTCAGTGGTAGTACAGGTGGTATCATAATGGTTGATAAGGAAACAGGTCAAACCTATGTGGAGGTTGATAAACTGAAAGTCCGCATGAAAGCCTATTTCGAATCACTGGAGATACAAAATGTAAATTCTGTAGGTGGAAAGATAGTTCTAACTCCGGGTGGTGCTGTTACGCTTATTGATGTTTGGACCAAGGGTACCATTGAACAAACGCCCATACTTTCAATGGCAGACGGGAATCCTATATTGCTTGCAGATGGCAGTGAACTCCAATTGATGGATAAAGAAACGGTAGACAATGGCGTCCCCGAAGGCGTGTACAGATGTTTCTTCCTTGCCGAGCAGGACGGTGTGGAAGTGGAGAACCGCTTCCGTGCAGGTTTCCAGGTACAGAGCAAAAACTTCAACATACAAAAACCGGGAGAATACCAACAGGTAGCGAACCATTATTATTGGCGTTTATGTGTAGGGGTAAGCAAAGAGCCTATCAATGTCGGCATATACAAATTGCACTATATTGACCTCAGCATGGCGGATTGCGACACAGGCAGTGATATTCCGGCAAAGGGTGATACTGTAGCTCACCTTGGTGCACGAATCAAATGGAAAGGCATTGATAACAAGGACGTGACGGATGAAAGCAATATTGACGCACAGAATGCCATTGTTTTCTCTTCTACCGATGTGTTCAGCCCGAGTGTTACTCTGTATCATGGTATAGACTCCTACTCCTACTTGAACAAGGAGTATGTTGAGTATGGTGTAGACAAAACTAACAACAAGGCGTTTTTCCATGTATACGGTGATGCGTATATTGGGGACCGTGATGGTAACAGCTTTGTTAAGTTCACCCAAGGTGAAGGCGTGGAATTGAAAGGAAAGCTTCACATTCAAGAAGGCTCCACCGGTTCCGCCAATCTGACCGACCTTCCCGATGAGATATATAATGCCGTGCAGATAGGTAATGAAAATCTCTTATTAAATTCAGGGTTTACGGGTGATTATGATAGCATTGATATATCAGAATCAACACAAATGCAGGCAGACACAGAAGTTTATTCGCCAAAAATAAAGTACTGGGAAGGGGATGCGAATATCGTAGAAGACAGTGAAGCCGTGTCCGGTTACAGAGCAGATATCGGTTACTTGTCGCAAGAGGTTAACCTTATGTTGGAGGAGCAGTATGTGATAAGTTTAAGAGCCAAGGGTACATCTCTTACTGTCGGATATGGGGATTATAATTCTACAGAGTCTCTTGACGATACATATAAGAAATATGTGTATAAATTCACCTGTCGGTCATTAGGCGTTTTTTTTATTTCCGGCAAAGCATCAGTGTGCGATATTAAGCTGGAAAGAGGTACCATTCCGACCGATTGGTGTCCATCACGATTGGATACCGATAAATCGGCAGACAGATTCAAATACCTGCAATACATACAGGATGCAATCAAAGATGGTTCTGTAGACATTCTTGGTGGTTTGATTTTGGCTAACATGATACAGCTTGGGAACTACAAGAACGGAAAGCTTCAAAAAGTAACCGCAGGTATTTCAGGTATCTATAATGACGATGACGATGTGGCATTTTGGGCGGGTGGCAAACTTGAACAGGCTATTATGACCGTAATGAAGTTCCGTAACGACCCCAATTACCAGCCTACTGATGCGGAGTGGGCGAATATGGCAAATTTTGTTGCCACGCATGGCGGTGATGTATTTTTAAAAGGATATGTCTATGCATTAGGAGGCTTTTTCCGTGGAAGGGTTGAGACCTCTGTAGATGGGAAGCGAATTGTCATTGACCCGGAAAAGAATACGCTGGAAATGTACACGGCAGAAGGACACGCCACTTTGATTTTAAGATTTGACAAATCATCGGACGAATGGGAATATGGCGATCTCATCTTGCGGAAGTATGTCAATGATCAACTGGCACTCGAAACTACTGTATATCCGGAGCGTATCAGAATACAAAATCATGTTGAAAAAACGGATATCATGTTAAATCCCAACAACGTCTCGTTCTACGGCTCTAAGGGTGAGACATTATTGGTCGGGATGAAATCGGTATATAATGGGGTAAACGTGTCTAAGTATGTGGCGGATATAAGTTGCAGTCATTGGCCGGGTAAGGATGATGTCAGTACCGGACAAGTCTATGTGGATTATGAGACGGTGGAAGGTATTATAACTAATGGGATTTTAAAAGTAAAGAAATAATATGGAACTCAATACAGTCATTAAAACAGGTACCTGGTCTGATGCTGCCGACCGCATCAACAGTAATTTTAGCAAGACTTCCACTGAAGTCGAAAAAATAAAATTAAGCAGCACCCGCAGCAAGGGGCTGTATCCTACTATCGAGGCGTTGAAGGCTGCTATACCATCCCCGGTTGTAGGTGATTGGGCTGTAGTAGGTGATACCATACCGGGACCAATCTATCAATGCAAAACAAAAGGCACATGGAGTGCCACAGGTACGACAGGAGGAGGTGGAAGTATAGACCTGTCGGGATACTTAACAGCCGAGGAAATTGACGATGTGACATCAATATTATAGTTATGAGAATAAATTATCAGTCCGATTTTAAAATCATAGAGAAAAACCTGAATGGAGACCTGAAAACTCCTTTCCGGTTTACTTATCAGACAGCATTGTCGAAACCAGTTGTTGTCTCTTTTGACGGACACGACTACAAGAACTGTCGCAGGCTGGATGATGGCAGCCTGCTGGTTATTTTTGATAATCATGGCATGCGTTCGGGCAACCTGACGGTCAGACGCGAGTATTACCTTACTGATGCTGATTTTGCTGATGGTATCTGTAACCTTGTATCCATGGAGTTTACAGGCATCGTTCTTGTCAATGGCAGGTCTGATGACAGTACAGGTACAATTGACGTTTATCCAAACTACCAGAAAGGCGATAAGGGAGACCCGATGACATGGGATTCCATGACAGAGGAGCAGCGTGCCGAATTAAAGGACTCTGTGGTAAAGGATGTGCAGAATGAGATGCTTTCTTCCTCTCCTATTTCCGATAAGGAATACGAAGATGTATTGAGTGGTTTCCTTTAATCGGAAACCGATAAAAATAGATTACAAAATTAAAATAAGAATTATATGGCTAAAATTCATAAACTTACCAAAGGCGGGCGGACTATTTACCCTGCTACAACCACTGATGCGGTGGTACATCCGACTACGCGTAAAAACCTTACGGAAAGTCTCTCTTTATTGGACAATAAAAACTTATTGTTATCTTGTGTTACTTCGTCCTCTAATCTTATAATTAAGAATGGGGATAATTTAAACAATTGGGAAGACGATAAGATTTTAAACAATGATGGTGATATTGTAAAAAGTAATGGATATTCCACAACAGATTTCATTGAATATGGAGGACAATATGGAGCTTACTCAGCTCTAATGTATGAAGCGGCAAGCATTGGGGTTTCTTATCCTCTATTAGCATATTACGATTTATCATCAAAGAAGCATATCAAATCTTTCTATCTAGTAGGAGGGCAAAGAACAATATTGATACCACCCGGATATTGTGTTAGAGTCTCGACTAAAACTAATTTGAAAAAAACTTTAATTTTTAAAGCCAGCGCAGAATTGGAAACGGCTCCATTTTCTGTGAATGAAATTCCTGATGAGTCTATTGATAATTCGAAAATTAAGAATAAAACGATTAGTACTGGAAAAATAGATGAAGGATTGTTTTCAAAGCTTCAATATTCGGTCGGAATTATATCTAATGAAAATGTTGTTGGCAATGAAATTGCCATTAATTGGACTGATAATTATATATTATCGGCAAATGGACAAATAGTTGAATCAAAGGGTTATTCTGTCAGTGATTTTATTAATTATTCAGGAAATTACGGACAGTATCAAGCCTTAATGTTCTTTCCTTGTATAGATGCTATTAGTTATGGGACTGTTGCATATTATGATAAGGATAATCATAATTTCAAAGTATCATTCCCCGTTTTTGGCGCAGGAAAAACAACAATATTAATACCACCTAATTACGCAGTCAGGCTTGTAACCAATACGGACAGAAAGTCTAATATTATATTGGGCGTATCTACTAAAAAAAGAGAATTACCCGATAACATCGTAACCACTGAAAAACTAGCGGATAAATCTGTAACAAATGAAAAAATTTTAGATAAAAGTATCTCATTTTCAAAAATGAAAGAAGTTGTTTTTGAAGAGGAGAATAAAACAGAAAAAATAACAGCTAGCGAAGAAACTACCGAATTAAAGGAAGGCTTATATTATGGCGGACAATTCCATGAAGAACCGGAAGGTAATTTTTGGACTATCGTTTTCAAACAGGTCATAAATAAGTATGATAGTTTAGATTTGTCCAATTATGTTATAGGTGTTACAGGTGGAGCTATATTGGACAAAAATGGGAATGTTGTAGAAGAGTTCTCTACGGCAAATGGTGGGGATTCTGATTTCCAAGTACCGGTAAATGCTTATAAATTAGCGATGACAATAAATAAAAATTACCCCTATGGAAATTACGTCATTGGAAAGTATAAGGTATTATCTACAAAGTTTTCAATACCTGATTTGGTTTTGAAAAAAGGGCAATCGGGGGAAGTTACTTATAACGGCAATCAATGGTTCGGAAAAAAAATATGTATAATAGGGACATCAGTCGCGTATGGGAGTAACGCGGAGAAAGCTTATGCAAAAATAGCATCTGAAAGATTAGGATTTGAAATTGTACCAGCAGGTGTTCCAGGGTTGGCTATTCATGCAAAAATAGATAATGGCCATGGAAGTATAATTGCACCATTAACATACGGCTCTACTTGTCTAAGTAAGGCTGAATATGAAGCTGCAAAACAAGCAGGTGCTACAACTATTACTATTCCCGAAACTCCTAAGCCAACTGACGGAAACAGTTGGAAACCTGGAGATGATAGTAATTACAATTCCTATTACAGAACATGGGAAAATGTTTTTTCTGCTAAAAATGCGGATGTTGACCTATGGGTTTATTCAGTTGTACCCAACAATACAAATTTTGAAAATGCTGATTGGGAAAACTTTAATAAAGACACTTGGAGTTATAACGATGGCAGAGGATTCGCTGAACATAGAACGACTTTTTTAGGTGCGCTGTTATTCTTAATGGACAAGATGTATACACTCAACCCTAATGCAAGAATGGTTCTTGTGTTAGATAGTGCATTTGAATATGCAAATGGTAAAGCAGACTTTCAAAAAATATCCGAACTTTGGAATATCCCGATAATTGACCTTTGGGGAAAAATTAATACAAGTCCTAAGTCATTGCAAGTTATAAAAAGTAAGAATGGGACAGATAACCATCCAAGCACATTTGGCCAAGAAAGATTGGGAGATATGTTTACCAATGAACTTCTTTTAATATCATAAAAAATCCCTGCTACCTGAGAAGGCAGCAGGGAAAAAACTTATACAACAACCTCACTAGGTCTGTTGGGTTATGAAAAACACATGCAAATATAGTATTAATCTTAAAAACAGACAAAATGAAAGATGTAATTTACAACTTTATCCAACAACACATGATGACACACATCGTGCTGATTGCCTTATGTATCGCTGTCACTATTGGGGCTATGTTTATAGACCTGTTGACAGGAGTTATGAAAGCCAAACAGCGCGGCGAGGCAAGGACATCGACAGGTTACAAGAAAACGGCTGTCAAGGCAAAGAAGTACTTCACACCGTTCTTGGAGTTGTGCTTTATCGATTTACTATGCTGTGTCGTTATACCTTTCCCTGTCTTCTCCATGATTTGGACAGTCTATTGTATTTTCTGCGAATTTATATCGGTAAGGGAAAAATCGTGGGAAAAGGCGGAATTGAGGAAAGCTGAAAAGACAATGAGTGTTATAATTGAAAACAAGGAAGATATCGCAAAATTGGCTGCACAGATATTGTTTGAATCAAAGAAGGAGGAAAAGAAGGAATAAAAAAGCCGGTATCGCTATACCGGCATAGTTATCGTCATACCTTTTATGAGAAGCAGTATAATTAAATACTGTCGCAAACATACATAAATTATTTAAATATAAAAAATATATAATATGAAATTAAGAGTGGAAAGATTATGGAAGAAACCCGCTTATACGGTGGGCAGACTGTTCGTAGACGGAAAGATTTTATGCAACACACTGGAAGACACCGTCCGCGATTTGAGCAATGAAAAGAAGGTATATGGCAAAACCGCCATTCCTTACGGAGAATATAAGGTGGTATATAATTGGTCTCCCAAGTTTGGCAGAAACCTGCCGCGATTGCTTAACGTCCCTGCCTTTGAAGGAATCTTGATACATCCGGGGAATACTGCCGATGACTCTGCCGGCTGCATACTTGTCGGAAGGAATACGGAAGTCGGGCGATTGACCGAATCCCGATATACCTCCGATAAGCTCAATGTGCTGATTGAGGATGCACAGAGAAGAGGCGAAAGTATTACAATTGAAATTGTATAGAGCAGCTTGGCAGGGTTGCAAGCTAAAAAACCAAATTGAAATGAAATGGCTTCCTTACATATTACTGATTGTACTCGCTTTCGGTTTAGGATGGTTCGCAAAGCCATCCCCCGAAGCAGTTATAGAGGCAAGAACGGATACAGTATTCAGTTCAAACCTTGTGATAAGACGGGATACGGTTCCCTACTACCTTCCCACTCCTTTGATTTGCTGGCACACAGGCGATACTATCCATGTAGGTGATACGGTGCTTCCTGTCGAGCAGAAGATATACCGGGACAGTAACTATACGGCTTATGTCAGTGGTTATAACCCGAACTTGGACAGCCTGAAAGTATATCCTAAGACTGTCACGGTTACTAATGATATTGTGCGCATACCGAAATGTCCATCAAAAAAATGGGGATTAGGAATTCAGGCAGGATATAGTTATCCGGCGGGGAGTTATGTAGGAATTGGAATTAGTTATAATTTGTTGGTGTGGTAATTTATTTGTATAATTGCAAAATTATAATATAAAAAAGAAGGGAGGTTCAAAATGAAATAGAACACTATACCGAGGATTATCCTCACAACGCTACGAGTAGAAGCGTAGCAATTACTCAAAAATAACAAAAGCAGTTCTTTCGGGGGCTAAGAATTAAAAAAAAAGCCCCCAACATATCATCATATTAATATTGCCACATAAAAACATGATAAAGCATAAGATACCTGATGTTGGGGGCTAATATCTTCAACATAAATATCTTATGCTTTGTTCATCAAAATCTCATGTTTTATGTGGCGAGGCAAAGATAAGCATAAAAATTAGAAAAAACTATGTGCAAATCAGAAATCTTTGCCAAGATAATTAATATTGTTTCAAAAGAAACCGAAGTGCCTGTAGGCCAAATATTATCCTCTGATAAAAACATGGAAACAGTGGATGCCCGGTATCTTCTTGTGTCTCTCCTGTCTGAAAGCGGCATGTACCCTTCACAAATAGCCGTTCATATCCACAAAACCAAACGTGCAGTCAACTACATGATATCTAATTTCCATGAGAGGATAGAGAGTGGGAAAATGTTGAGAATATATTGGGATAATATAAAGAAATCATTGGGAAACAACTGATTTTACATAAGTTACAACATATGTACTTTTGCATACGGTCAATTTTGACCGGGATACAAAATACAAATACTTATGGAACGAACTTATGTTTTTGGAGATCCGTCAGGTAATGGAGGTGCTGCTAATAATCTGCTTGCCTCCATCCTTCCGTCTTTGCAAAACCGTGGCATTGACACAGGCTATCTGATGGGGTTACTTGGCAACGGTAACGGCAATGGTGGTTTCTTTGGTAACAATGGCGGTTTTCAGGACATCATCGCATTGATTGTGATTGCAGCCATCTTCGGTAACGGAAACTTTGGATTCGGTGGCA